CCATCACGCTTTCTACGAACACGAACGAGCGTTGCTGGGACATGCCCAATGTACCCAATCTGACCAGCGTTGTTACGACCAATTTCAAGATAGCCATTGCCAACAGTTAAGACATCTTGCCATACACGGACTAAGGTTTCAATCAAAGTCTCTTCAATATTTAAGTTCTCAAATGTTTCATCAAGATTCTCTTTGAGATCTTGATACTGTTGTCTAAGTCTTGTAATCTTTTCTTCACTGCCTTGAGCTTTTTCAATTTTTCTTTTAGCTTTAAGTGTTTCTACAAATTCATATCCGAGACCAACGGTGTTCATAACACGAGCATTAATTGCTGCATAATGAATTGCACTCTGGTCATACAGACCAGCGAGTGTGTCTAAGTCATATGGAGGGTTTACAATGTCATAAAGCGAATATCCACTTACAACTTCTGGATCAACATATTTTGACTTAGTGCCATCTTCGCCCTCATGTTTTTTTTGCAAACGCATCGCCTTGCGTTTCATTTTTGGAGAAAGAGATGAAATCTTTACAAAAGAAAAAGGATCTGAATCTTCAGATTTTGATGTAAACCCCATATATGAAATATCATCTATTTCATTTTCAATGAAATCATCTTGTACGAGTTCCATTTTCTTATCCATTCTGTCTCCTATTATCAAAGTGTTCATCAAACATATCTTCAAATGGATCAGCTACAAACCCATTAGCCAACCTCTCTGTTTGATCATCTCTTTCTGCGGCAGAAATTTTCCTACCTCCAGCAATCCATCTAACATGTCCATCATCATCGCCAGACCAGTACTTACCAGCATCAAGAACTCTTTTCTCAATGCTTAAGTCATACATGACACCCTCTGCTGAAAGGACACCATCGCCATCCGACAACGCTTCACCTTCAGCCGTAAAGTATACGCACACTCCGTAAGAGCGCTCTGGAATCCAAATATTTTTATCTTTGATCATATCTGACGACATAAGTTTAATTATACACTAGTTTTAATCAAAAACAGCACAGCTGTGTTCAGATATCAGCGTATCGGACATGCACCCGTTGCACAATCATCCATATCAATCATTAGATCGCTAGAATTCTGTTGAAGCGGGATTGAAAAGTCTAGTTTTGCAACCGACTTGTTGTACTCTTCCTCGGTAATTTCTTCATACGGAGGAAGCGGGAAGTTATGATCAACATGCAAAAGGAATGAAACAGACTTAACGCTCTTATCGTAGTTCTTAGACAACCAGTCCTGAATGGCTGGTAATTCTTCTTTACGATAATATACTGTTACAGAAACAGCATTGTCAGCCCACTCAGTCTGCATCTTCTTTACCCATTCAAGCTGGTCTATTGCAGTCATATTTGCGGCTAACACAGCACCTTCTGGTGATTTGCATGGGAACTCAACAACATAGCGAGTATGATCTTCACGACCATCTAGCCCAATATCCCAAACAACCTTGTACCCACGCTTACGACAGGCATCCACTAGTGGATCAACAGAGCTAAAACGAACTCTTCTTGTATAGAATTTAGCAAATGCTGGGTGGATACCTGGTGTCACACCTGGCAAAAGCGAAAGGGTTCCAGATGGCTGGACAGTGGTAAGTCTGACCGAAGGATTCCAGCCGTGATCTTCACTGTAAGCCTTATCAAAGCTCTTAAGATATACATAAGCCTCATCAAGCCATCCAACTTGCTTTTCTGTTGCCTGAAGAATACCAGTCACAGATTGACCGAGGCGACCATTCTTGTGAACAATAGTGTTTGTCTTCTCGTATGGGTATGAAAGCCTTGTAATTTGTTTTTGAACCATATACAGGAGTCTTGAAATCTCAAGCATTTGAGCCAATGACTCAATGTTTGGCAAAAAGATTGTAGAGAGGTTACAAGATTCACCATCTGATAGCGCAATTTCTGCGCATGGGTTAAACCCTTCAACTGTTGGATCTGGTGACTTCTCACCCAATCTTCCATATGTTCTTGCCATCTTTCTGTTTAGCAAACCGTATGGTTCACCAGTCCCGTCATAACCCTTCCAGAATTCTGGAACAATTTCATCATAGGAGTCTGCGTAAATACTGTTATTGCTATTTGATCTCCAAGCTGGAACATTACCGCTTCCCCAGTTTTTTGCACGAAGGAATAGCATGTCATCAGGATCGCCAATAGCAATCTGTGCTGAACGGCGTGAAGAGCCAGAAATTACGATACGACCAATGATGTTGCAAATATCCAACACATCAATTGAACGAAGTTTTTTCCCAACACGATTATCAAGAACTTTGCCAATATCAACAAGACCCTCTACGAGAGCTCCTGGACCAGAGGCAATACCACCAAATGTCTTTAGTGGTGCTCCATACTCACGAATAAGAATTGTTGAGTATGTAAAGGATTTTCCAGTAACAAAATAAGATTCAAGAACCTTGTGGAGAAGTTCTCTCCAGCCCTGTCTTGAGTCTGGAACAATGAAGTCAGCATCTGCTGTTCTTTCTGCTGTAATGTAATTGACTTTTTTAATCTTTGGCAGATCATGAATCTTTGAACGCTCAACAGAAAAGCCAACACCACCACCAAGCATCAAGTAATCAAACAAAAGCTCAAAGTCTTCAATCTTTTCAATGTTTGTATAAAAACAATTATTAAGTGAAGTTCCAGAAAACTTACTTACAAGAGGTGTACCGAGCTGCCAGAGGGCTCTGCCAGAGACTGAGCACCTAAGATTAAACATGTGATCAAATAACTTCTCTGCCTCTTCCTGAGAGAAAGGAACTCCGATTTCAATAGCGCCATCAATAATTCTTTTTATAGTTTGAACCCAAGACTCTGTTGAGTCAGTTCCTTCAATCTTGCGACTGTATGTCCTAAGGAACACAACTTCTCCAAGTCCACCAAAACCCCAAGGCGGGGTCTTTGAACCATAACTAGCAATAAAATCATTTGACAACAGCGACATCTACATACCTCCAAAAGTAAGAACAACTAGTTTAGACGCTGAGCATAGCAGAGTCAAAGATTAGTACTTAGGACTACGACAAAGAATTTTGATAAAAATCAAAACGATTCAAAATTTTATCAGCAACCGATGACCAAGACCACTCAGAGTGAATAATCCTTGCTGATTTAAGAGCATACTTTTTAAAGTCATCATACTCATTTACAACATTTTCCATTAAGTCAAGGAGTTGTTGGAAATTTGGGCTTGCCCATTCTCCAGTGTCACAATCATAGAGATGATCTTGCCAATCAGCTTTTACAAAACTAGCCTCAAGAGGAATACCGTATTTTGCAAAATCAGCACAACCAGTTAGGTTTGTGACAATTGTTGGTAGACCAGTTGCAATTGCTTCAAAAGGAATCATTCCAAAACCTTCACCCATTGTTGGATAAACCATACAATGACATTTGTGATACAAAGATACTAAATCTTCTGTACTAAAGTTATCTGGGATTCCAAGGATTTGAGGATGATTATGAGCTGGCACAAGTTGATCGTTAACATAGCATTCTGCATAGCAGAACTTGTTATACTTTAGAACAAGTTGAAAATCCTCATTGCCATCATATAGCTCAAGAAAAGCATCAACAACCATTTGTGCGTTTTTTCTTTTTGAATCTCCACCAACATGTAAGAAGTTAAACTTACCAGTTAGCTCTCTTTCAAGTATAGAAAATTCTGGAGAGATACCGTGAGGAATAGTAAATACATTTGCATTAACATTATGTTTAATATAAATATCTCTAATGAAATCAGATGTAGCCCAGATTTCATCGCACTTGCGCATGTTGTCAATCCAGTGTGGAGGGATCTTGGTTGATTCCCAGGGAGTATAACCAATATTGTATTTTGACTTCATCTGGTAATAAGTTGGCGGGCAGAAGTTAATGTGATATGGGATATCTTCTCTTGTGTAAAAGACAGCGCATTCTTTTTCCTGCAAAGCTTTGATTGTAGAAAGGGCAGCGTTGTAGTAACCCTGGCTATACCAAGTGTCACCAGATGCATCCATATGATTTAGACTAAACCAGCTAATTTTTTTCATTAAAGGTGTTACTCTTTTTCATTCTCCAGAACAGTTTTGTCTGATGACATAGACAAACATCTTACACCTTTTTTCATCAACTCGTTGGCTGTTTCTTCAGATATTTCTGAAGTTATTGCCGTGTTGGTAAATACACACCTAGTTGCCGCCAAATACAGATCATCAAATCTCATAATTGAAATTTGTTCGGGGTCAACAATTGCTGCTGGACCGTAATCATCGGATTCAACAACAGCAATAATTTGCATACTTCCACCATACCATCTTTTCCATTCCAAACATAATGCTAGTATGCTAAGTATATAAGTATATATAGTTATTAAGTATATATAGTATACGGGGTTCTCCCGCATGCCTGCATGCGAAGCATACCATGAAATCTGAGAAAAGGTAATCTTGTAGATAAAAAATTTGTATATTTCTGATATGATTTCTTTATGTCAATTTTCTTCTTTTATTCTATCTGGACAGCAGTATCAGCAGCTGGTCTAAAATACTCAGTGAACATTCTTTTAGATAAAGATATTACTTGGTTATCTAGCATACTGATTATACTTAGTATACAGTGGATTAGGCTTATTAAATACCCTGAACAAAATAAAGATAAGAATAAAAATGTACATGTTAAACTTCCACAAACTAACTCTAACATTAACAAAAAAAGGAATAAATGAGAATAACAAGTTTTAACTCTGACATTAATCTAGAGGATATTGAGTCTCTCCAGATTATAATTAAGGCTGTGCCTTTTGAAGATAGTTATGTACCAGCATTTGTTATAATGTCTCCAGAAGATAAATATGAAATGACAATTGATGAACTTAACTCTTTGATG